ACCAATAACAAGATTTAACAAATGGGTAGCCCCCAACCAACCTACTAAAGCTAATAAGGAGTAACACATGACTAAAGGATGTTCAGTAGAAGAATGTGATAACAAGCACGAAGCAAAAGGGCTTTGCCGAAAGCACTATCTACGACTATGGCAGTACGGAAGTATTGAAACAACTAAGACCCCAGAGGGTGAGCCGTTAGAGTTTCTAAAGAATGCGCCTGAAGCAGAAGATTGTATAGAATGGCCGTACTCTTATAACAAGAATGGCTATGGGCAATTGCGTATAGGAAACAGACCAATAGTGGCTAGTAGATACGCTTTAATGTTCAAAACTGGCGTGACACCACCTAGAGATTTGTACGCTTGTCATACTTGCCATAATAGAGCATGTGTTAACACTAGACACCTATATTGGGGTAATTGCCAAGATAATATTGATGACATGGTAAGTGACGGTACTAGGCTATATGGAGAGCGAACTAATAGAGCAAAGCTAAAGATTGATGATGTACGCAAAATACTTCACCTCGTAAAGGACAGGGGCATGACCCAGAGGGCAGTAGCGCAAATGTACGGTCTACATCAAACAACGATACATAAAATAGTAAAGGGGAAATCATGGACCGTAGCACTTACACCAAGAGGCTAGAGGAAATACTGGACGAACAATTTAAACGCTTAGATGGGACTACTGTATTGCCAATTTACAATCGGCCAACAGCCGTCGGGCAAGCCATCACAGCCATACAACAGCTAAACAATGAGGCTATAGGTCAAAACACAACTCAATGCAAAGACGTTGATGCTATGGACGCTATTGAGTTCAGGCAATACGCAAAGTATCAGTGCAATAGTGAATACGATGTTGATATAGCCGTTGATGATGCTACCGACCAACTACGTCAAGAACTTAAAGCAGTTATAGGAGTAAGTAATGACTAACCTAGATGAGCAACTAGATGCAATAGACTATGCGATACAAGTCAATCAACAATCAGCACCAATGGGTTATCCAGACGATACTGTACTTACTAATATGAGGCTACGACTAACTACCCACGCTAAAGATACAATTAAGGCAATCATAGCCAACCAATTAAATAAGGAGAAGATATGAGTAAACGCAAACTAAAAGACCTATGGTATGTACTAAAGGCAAGGCACTATGCCGTCTTAACAAGTGATAGCGAGCAAGAAATAAACTGGGCATTGGAAACCCTAAAAAAAGCACACGCAAAACATAAGGTAGAGCTACTATAAAAGAGGTTAATAATGACACAGATAGATGAACAGACACTGAGAGATATATTTAACAGCAACGGCTTAAACTACTCGCAAATTGTTGGAGATGAACTAACCACAGTGTCTATGGAATTACAAGACTTTAACTATTCACTAGAACAAATTTTAGCTCTTATCTCCACCCAAGTACAAGAGGCTAGGATAGAGGCATTTGATATTGCCTTTGATTGTCATGATTACGACAGGCTTAGAGCATACCGAGCAGCACTAAAAGGAGATGATAAATGACCGTACACAATCACGGCCCAAATAGAGGAGAGGGTTTAGACTGCCCTGAATACCTTATCAACGGACAACTAAAAGGTAGATGTATCAAAGACCACTACGAACATTGGCTACAAGTACTTAAAGACGCTGAAGCTATGAGAACAAAAGCTATGCAGGAATTAGGTATGTTATCAGTAGACAAAACGCTTATGAACTGATATAATATAACTAACGTAATTAATCTATCTCTTGCGAGGCACAGGCGTAAGTTTGTATCTTGTACATTGCGACAAGCACGGGCCATCTTGTTTGTTAGACACTTCATCAGGTACCCTCCTTATGCATTAAAATAAAAATCAAAGAACCCCGTGTCTTGCTAGAAATAGAACCCTGAGCTGAGGAGAAATCCTTAGCTTAGTTTTTTATCAGAGGGGGAATTGGTGCAAATCAAAATTACAGAACCTAAATTTGACCGAGATTGGTTTAAGCATAGAAGCCTAGAGGCCCTTAAAATATTTGAATCAAGACGCGACAAAACTAGCCAAGACAGATACTTAGACGTGCTAGGAGGATTATACGAACACTCTTACAAAAAAGGCCGACATGATGCCGAAATGGAACTCAAAAGCCAGTACAACCTACTTAAAAGATTCGAGGAGAAGATAGATGGCTGATAAGAAACCAAAATTAACTCCGAAACAAGCAAAGTTTGTAAGAGGTATTGCGGAGGGCAAAACGAACACAGATTCAGCTTTAGAAGCATACGATACAAATAGTTATGAAACAGCAGCAGTAATAGCAACTGAGAACTTAAAAAAACCTAATGTACAACAAGCTGTAGAATTAGCAAGGATAAAACTAAACATTACACCAGAACGAGCATTAAAGCCAATAGATGATGCACTCAATGATGATGACCTAGAAATGAGATTAAAAGGTAGTGACCGAGCATTAAAGATTATGGGTATTACCAATAAAGACAACGGCACACCATCTATACAATTTAATCAGATACAGATAGACCAAAGAGGCAAATACGACCTATGAAGCCAATAGTAAATTACCTACCTTTTATAAGAGATAACTTTACTATCATAAACAAACAAGGAGAAGAAGTACCATTTGAACCTAATGGTGTACAGAGTAGATACGCTAAAGAGGCAAGCGGTCAAGACATCATATTGAAAGCACGACAACAGGGGTTTTCTAGTTTGATATTGGCAGTATTCACTACTGATTTTATCTTAAAAGAAAACGCTAGATGTGTAGTAGTAGCGGACATAGAAGAAAACGCTCAAGAGCTATTAGACCGTGTTAAGCAATATATCAGAAGTTACGAAGATATAAACAACACCAAAGTACCTCTAAAATACAACTCTAAAACAGAGCTTTATAATCAAGCTACCAACGGCAGATACACAATAGGAACAGCCAAAGCAACCGAGTTTGGTAGAAGTAAAACAATAACTAATCTACACCTATCAGAAGCAGCCTTTTATCCTAATCTATCAAAGATTCTAAAGGGCGCTGGTAACGCTGTAGTCCCCAATGGTAGGTACATCTTAGAAACAACTGCTAATGGATATAACGAGTTTAAACAGTTATGGGATGGTGCAGTTATCGGAAGCAAAGACTTCAAGCCTATATTCTTTCCTGCTCAAGATTTCTACACACCACAAGAGCTAGATAACAAGCGTAGACAAGCTATAACAGAGGCAGACTACTTACAAGAATTTCCTAGCACACCTCTTGAGGCGTTCCAAACATCAGGGCAAGTTTACTTTGATTTACAGGCGTTAAGAGAATACGACAGACTAACGAAAGAGCCTATAGCGTTATGATAAGTCGCAGTAAACATAACGCAATACCTATTTACTGCCTATGCCAGTATAAAAGATGCCTAATTAGGTACTTTGAAGTTACCAAAAGACGCAAATATTGTAGTCAATCATGTAGACAGAAAGCTTATAGGTTAAGAAATGTGGCGTAGATACCGTGAGTACCAAAAAGGAGAGTTCATTATTGTAGCCTGTGACACCAGTTCAGGCGGTGGTGACTATTCATGCGCTCAATTCTTATCAAAAACTAACCTAGATGTACCTGTTGTTTTTCACTCTAACCAAACAGCAACAGAAATGACACCAAAGATAGCTGCTGAACTAAAACAGATTCACAAAGAAACAGGCGTTAAACCTGTTATAGCCTACGAAACCAACAACGGAGGCGTATTTGAGCTACAGAGGCTTGCTACATTAAACCGAGATGGTGACTGGACTATGTACCTACAAAAGACATTAGGCACTACAGACGGGCAAGAAACAACCGAGAAGTACGGATTTAGCACCAATTCAGCAACTAGACCAGCGATATTACAGCTATTAAAAGAAGCAATAGACAACAGATTAATTAGAATATATGACAAGCCGACAATAAGTGAGATGTTTTCATTTATTATCAAGCCAAATGGTAGACCAGAAGCCGAACAATCAGCACATGATGATTTAGTTATGAGCCTAGCAATAGCATGGCAGATGTATCAAACAGAAAACCCACCAATCAAAAAGATACACAAGAGAGCCACTGTACGAAAGGCTAAGTTCCACCTATGAGCTACAAACACATAAAAGTAACTGACTACATAATAAAAAACGGAGGTACTGAGATAGTGAACAAATCTTATTACGAGGATTTAGATTTTTACAAAAGAGAACTTCAACAAGAACGTGAAACATCTAGTGGGACGTTACTGGCAGACATCATGGCTATAACTGGAATAATCAAAAAAGACAACTCACCAGAACTTACCCTTACAATCTATGCACCTAATGGTTTACCAGAAAAGATAGTTTACAAATGGACTATAGAGAAACAAAAGAAAAACAGACGCTAGATAATCACCTTATTTTGTGGTATAATACAACAAAAGCGACCTACTGTTCTACAGCCTCGCAGGTACACTCCGAGTGGCCTATTACCTCCAAGACGAGATAAAAGAAATACATTCTCTGTCTAAAGAAGATGCCAGACAATGGCGCAAAGACTATCCCGAATACGAACGACTTGCTGACAATGGCTTAATTGAAGATATAGACGAATACGAGCCAGAAACTAATGACGGCTCTTTGAGTGCCGCCCTTTTTAAATTGCCTAAAAGAGTTCTAAACAGAAAACTAGAGGGTAGAGCAAAAGCCCTTGACGCATCAGACGCTTGGATTACCGAACTTGCAAACATAGAGTGGAAAAACCGCATCATCCCTAACGCCAACACTCAAGCACCATTTATTAGAAAGTGGAAAGACGCTGTAAGAAAATCAGCTATATATGGCGGTCAGCCTCTTATAACTTTATTTGTTAAAGATGGTGGCATAAGACATGGAGATTTTGTAGTGCCTCAAGCACAAGACGTTATATTAGAAGCTGGCAAAATAAGCGATTATGATTCGGACATATTCTTTTGGGAGGTTTACTACTCTAAAAAACAAGCCGAGGACATCTTAGAACAAGCCAAAGAAGATACAGACGAATACTCTACATGGGATACAAAAGCCTTACAAGAAATTATAGATAGCCTGCAAGAAGAAGAACGAGAAACTGATTTTGACCACTCTTCTAAAAAAGAATTAGCTACTAAAAAGAACGGCATTAAATTTGTAGTCGTATTTCAAAGAGGCAAAGAAGCTCCATTTTATATGTGGCACGAAAAGTCTAACAAAGTCATTAGAGAGTGGCCCAACCCTGACCCAACTGGTGATGTACCTGTTCATTATCTTTATTGCTACCAAGACTTTATCAATCCTTACGGAATCGGGATTGTTAAATTAGCTGGCGGTACTCAGAACGTACTAGATTACATGCGACGTCAAGACGTATTAGCTACTCAGTTAGGTATTAGACCACCTAAGTTAGTTGAGGGCAACGCAGATGATGTTGACGAAGATTCAATGGTTTACGTACAAGATGCTAACTGGTATGTAGGCGGTGCAAAGGTAACTCGTATGGAAATTGCGAATGGCGTTTACAATCAACTACCCCAAAGAATCCAAATGTACCAGAGTAGCCTTAATAAACATTTACCAATGGGCGATACATCAGTATCGGCAGCAGCTGGTGACCCCTTACAATCTAAAACTCCAGCAGGTGTAAGGTTTCAAGAGGCTAACTTATCCATAGATGATGACGACTTTAAAGACAACTTATACATGACTTACGAAGCTGTATCTAAGTCTATAATCAACACTCATTTTGCTAATATGCAAGGCTCTGACCTACTTAAACTAACCGACGAAGAACGAGATATCTTGAGCAAATCAGGTATAGAGTTTCCAATGGATGAGTTCGGCAACCCAACCAACGAGCTTGAAGTTATATGGGATAACGCAAGAGCCGAGTTTGACTTTGAAATGGATGCAGAAGCCGACACCGAATCTGACAAGCAAAAGAGAATAGACGCTTTATTAAAGGTCTATGAACTATCTATAACCGACCCAATGGTAGAGCAAAAACTACTAATGGCCCGCAAGAAACTAGACGTAGGCGAACTCTTATCAACAATCATCAGTCTAAATACTGACAACAAAAAGATTCTAGTAGAGGCAGCCCCAGAAGATATGGCTATGGGTGAAGAAATGATGGCTGGCCAAATGGGTGAACAGACTGACCAAATGGCAGAGCCAGCACCGCAAGACGATGCCCAAGAACTCCAAGTAGTCATGGACACTTACGGAGTTGATGAACAAATAGGCATGGCGGTCTTAGAACTAATAAGACAAGGCACACCTAGAGAAGAAATAGAAGCACAACTAGCGGAGGTAGCAAATGGCTAATGATGGATTATTGTATAGCGGTCAAACATCTGTATCTAAAAGGCTTGATAAATTAGAGCGTCAAGCACTTATTAAGAACAAAAAGAAGAACGCTTTATTACCTAGTGAAGAAGTAATCTTAGAGCTTATAGAAAATGAGCAAAAAGAAACTAAACTCCGACTAATAAAACTTGTAAACCCTACTACTAAAGACGAAGAGCTTAAAAGTTTAATTATCGCACTCAATTTATATGACGATAGCCTTAAAAGCCTAAAGCTAAGAGTACGCAACATTTTACGACACAGCATAAAAGACAAAGAGGTGACTAATGAATAACCCAGAAGATAAAACCGAACAGGCTAATCCTATTTCAGCACCAGAATATGTATTTGACATCTCTAAACAAGAAAAGATTATCCATAGATGGACTGACAGAGGCGCAAAACTAACGTGTGAAAACGCAGGGCATCCATACCATGAAGCATGGAAGTTAAAAAAGTAGGTGACCCTGCGGTGTAGCCTATCCTCCTTTGGCTATACCTCAGGCTTACCTCCTAAGCCATATCCAGCATGCTTTAAAACTGTATGGTTAGCAACCTTAAATAGCATACTGGCGAGTTTATACGCGGAAAGGTAGGACAAATGTCAGATGTTGAAGAAACACCTGTACAAGCAGAAGCAGCCGAAAGCGAAAGCCAAAGCGAGTCTGATGCACAAGGCTACGACGCTATTGAAGAAATGTCTTTTTCGGAAGATGAACTCTCAGACGACGAAGCCGAGCCAAAGGAAGAAGCCGAAAGCGAAAGCGAACAAGCCGAACCTGAAGCTGAAGAAGCCAACGACCCAGAGCCAGAAAGTTCGGAAGAACCAAAAGAATCTGAGCCAGAAGCCGAAGAAAACCAAGACGACAAAAAGAAAATAGCACAGGAAGCTTTTAAGCTAAGAGAAGAAGCTCGTAAGGCTAGGGAGGAAGCCGAGCAACTTAAGAAAGCTAAAGAAGCCGATGATATCAAAAGATATTTGGCAGAAGCCGAAGATGACGAGATAGAATTGGCCCAAAGAGAGCTGAATGTCAAAGCTTATCGTTTACAACAGCGAGAATCCGAATTGCACGAGTTACAGTTGCAGACGGGAATTGAGCGAGCCTTGAGCGATACATTAGTACAGCAGGTTATGAACTCTAGCGAGATTGCCAAAAACGAACTCTTAGAAGCCTTAGACCAATTTGAGCTAGCAAATGTAAGCAAGGACGAAAACGGACTGATACAAGGTGTAAACGGTGATATTTACCAACATTTAGTAAAAAAAGCTAACGCTATCCTACAGCTAACCAGGGCTGGCGCAAGCGAGCAGGTAAAGTCAAAAGCTAAAGAAAGTGCGCGTACATTTACGCCACCAGCCAGAACTCCAAAAGAGCCAAAAGCTGACAAAGACTTAGCAGATTTTGACAAAGTATGGGATAGCTAGCAACAGGAGACTAACCCAATGGCAAGTGTGAATCTAGCCTCAAAATTTAGTCCTAAGGTATCGGAAGTTCTAAAACTAAAAACCGTTATCGGTGGACTTACAAACAGAAAGTATGATTGGGTCGGTGTTGATACTGTAAAGGTATACACACGAGGTACTTTCACCATGAACGCTTATAACCGCCAAGGTGGTGCTAATCGTTATGGTGACCCAGAAAACGCAACAACTAGCATACAAACATGGCAAGTTACACAAGACCGTTCTTTCAGTGGTGTTATTGACCGCTTGGATAACGACCAACAGCAAAGTGTTCTAAAACCAGGTGAAGTATTAGCAGAACAGCTAAGAGTAAAAGTTGTTCCTGAAGTTGACGCTTATGTTTTAGGAGTTATCAAGACTGCTGGTGATACTGCCGCTCGTGACGACATCGTTACTGACGCAGCTGTTTCAGCCTCTAACGCTTGGGTAGATTTCTTAGCTATCCGCGCTAACATCATGAACAATGAGGGTGGCGAAGATGGTTTTGTAGCAGTAATGTTACCTAGCTACTACCAGTTCTTAAAACAGAGTGGTTTAGTACTAGATACTGACGGCTTTGAGAAAACCCTTAGAAGCGGTGACTTAGGTTTAGTTGACGGTGTACGTGTTCGCACAGCTCCATCTACTCGACTAGGTACAAACGTAAACATGATTGTTACTCATCCTGATGTAACTACTTTCGCTGATGTTTTGACCGACTACACGACTAGCAAGAACCCACCCGGGATAAACGGCTGGTTGATTGAGGGTCGTTTGGCTTATGACGCATTTGTTGATACAAACCGCGTAAACCAAATCGGAATCCATATGGCGGCTTGACGAGTAGGTAAAAACATATTATGGAATCTATTTGTAGAATTAAAGACTGTAAAAACAAGCACCTTGCTAAGGGGTTTTGCTCTAAGCACTACTACCGAAATAAAAGGGGTTTAGACGTTAGCGCAAAGACTATTTACGATAAACGACCCGCAAAGATTTGTGGCGACATCACGTATATAGAACTTGGCAATAAACGCGGTACTGTGACTATAGATTCCAAACATTCACACCTTGATATGCATAATTGGAGCCTAACCAAAGACGGGTACGCGTCTACTAGCATCGGTGGCAAAATGGTTAAAATGCACCATCTTATTATCGGAAAGCCCATAGACGGGCTAGTCGTTGACCATATAAACCGTGACAAGCTTGACAACAGGCTGAAAAACCTTAGACACGTTACACAGAAAGTGAACATGCGCAATGTTGGCTTATTGAAGAACAATACTACTGGTGTTACGGGGGTTACATATGACAAGGCTGGTAAACGGTGGATAGCGCAAGCATTTTATGGCTATAAGCGCATACACGGCGGTAGATACAAGACGTTCGAAGAGGCAGTTGTTGCTAGAAAAGCACTAGAAGAACAATACGCATAATAAGGAGTAAGTAATGGCAGAACCAAAAAAACTTGAAGAAAAACAAGTAAAAATAGAACTAAAGCAAACTAATCAGTTAATGACTGAATTAGACGCAGCAAGAGAGCGAGCAAGAGTCATCACCCTTAGACGAATACGTCAACAACAGGAAGATGAGGAAATGAAAGCTCTGGAGCGTAAGAAAGGATAACCTTAAATGGCAAAAATCAATCTTGAGGGTTTTGGCTACAACGAGTACGAAGCTGTAACGACTAACAAAACGCTAGACGGTGGTGACTCAGGCGTGGTACAAAACGTCACAGCAGCTTGCACGGTTACTTTACCAGCAGCAGCCGCAGGTGCATCGGGTCTAGTTTACTGGATTCGTGTAGGTGCTCCTGACATCACTGTTACTGTAAGCCCAAACGCAGGTGACAAGATTGTTGGTAACGGTTTTACCGCTGCTGACGACAAAGACGCTATAGCTACCAACCAACCAGTAGGTAGCCTATTAGCTCTACAAAGCGTAAACGAAGCAACAACTGACAGTTGTTACACAGTTGTACGCGTACTTGGCACTTGGACTCGCCAAGCTTAACAAACCAAGAGTAACGGGGCCGCAGGACGGCAGGGCGACAAAAAGCACGACTACCGCGCGGCTCCCTACACTCTTTTAAGAAAGGAAACTATGAATCAGTTTTTTAACTACTCACTAAAAGCAGCTGACGCTTTAGTTAAAACAGGCTCAGGTGTATTACACTCTGTCACTTTTACCTGTAATGACGCAGCACCTACAGCTGGCTCAGTGATAATTTATGACAATACCTTAGAGACCGGCACACAAATTTTAAACCACACTTTTACAACTACCCCATTTGCACCTTGCACAGTTGTACTAGACGTAGCCTTCAACACAGGTTTATATATCGGTTTCACTACTACTAACGACGTTAACGTAACCTTAGCTTATATCTAATATGGACTTAGAAAGTTTAAAGAATCTAAAAGACAAGCAACGACAAGACGAGATTGCTACTAGGCGACACGCCGAACAACAGGAACAGCTGTTAAATGTGCAAGATACGATTGTTAGGTCTTTTAATACGCTTGTAGATTATTTAGACGCTAAGGTTACTCGCACAGAAGTAGTTAATCAATTAAAAGAAATAGGCACACCTGACGCTTACGAAGTTGTGAGAGCTGTACAAGAGCTTGATAACACTATTCAAAATAAGCCTAATGTTGATTTAACAGAAGTTACAGAATTATTAAGAGAGGTCGCCAAACAGACCTCTGAAATACCCAAAGAACACCAAGAAATAGAAATACCCGAACAGAAGTTTGTTGATTACTCAAACCAATTAGCCGATTTAAAG